CAGTCGTAAAATATTCAACTTTTGGTAGTTGAACAATATTAAACTTAAACTGAGTAGGACTTGCATAGTCTAACTGAGTTGGTTGTCTATCTATTCCAAATACTTGTGCCATACTACTATTTAGTCAAAAAAAAGAGGGGTCTTGCGACCCCTCCAAGTTTACACTAGTAATATTATACTGATTACATGAGGTTTGCGACTTTAACTCTTCTGTAATACTTGTTAGTATTTGCAGAGATGGAGATCGCACCCTCAGCAGAAGCTGCAACTGTTCCTGTGTGGAATGGGTTAGCTGCGATACCATATCGAGTTTTAAAACCAATTTTTGGTTGGAAAGTGTGTTCCCCAACTGCACGAACCATTTGTAGTGGAACGTATGGGCAGTAGAACATACCAGCATCGTAAGGTGATGTTCCTTTGTATCCAACAACGTAGTATTGAGAAGCGGCTACGTTTGCAGAATATGGGTCAACATACACTTTGTATCGTCCGTTAAGAACTCCAGCAAAAGTAGTTGTTGTGTCGTCAACATTTAGGTTGTTCGCAAGAGCAGGTGTGTAGTCAAGTACACCAGCCATTTGTAGTGCAGAGGCAACATCAGCAGAACATATAACCATGTTACCTTTTCCTCTACGAGTTTGTTGACCGATTGCATTAGCATCTCTTTCAAGAGCAAACATTAGACCTTTGAACTTTTCAACTGACCATCTACCATTTGAGTCTGTATCTAAGTCAAAGATACCAGCGGTAGTTGTGTTCACTTGAGCACCTTTTACAGAAGAAACGTAGATATTTCTAACAACTTCTCTGTTTATTTCTGCAAGTATTTCAGCAGATAAGATGTTTGCAAGTTCAGTTTCAGCGTCAAGACCATGTATCGCTTTCAAGTCTTGTGCAAGTTCCATTGTGTACTCTGCCTTTAGGGCTCTAGTAACAGCGGTAACTGTGTGCTTCTCAATTGAGAACGCCATTTCTGCAAAAGTGTTTGTAGATGAGTTATCACCTAATGCTTCACCTTGTGCAGTAGTCATACCTGTTGCAGTTTCGTATGTTCCAACAGGACTATCGTTAAGAACAGCAGGGTTAGTTGCAGTATCAGTGATATCTCCACCACCTGTTGTTCCTTGTGCGTTTTGGTTTGAGAAATCTTGTTGTGACTCGTCTGCGAGCATTTCTGCACCAGTTTGTGAAGTCTTTCTAGATCTCATTGCGAATATAAGACCTGTGGGGCCTGTCATAGGTTGTACACCACAGATGTCATAAGCGATTAAGTTAGGCATAGACCTTCTGACAAGTGAGATCAAAATTGGATCCCAATTATCTATTGAAGTACCAGTTGCGTTTTCTGGTGCTGCCTCTCTCAAGAACGCTCTGTCCTCTCTGAGTGCTTTTTCTTGGTTTTCAAGAATTAAAGTAGTAACTGCCCTTTTGTATGCATCCTCAATCTTAGGTAGATCTGGGTGTGCAAGGACTGGTGACCACTTCTCTTGTAGATGTTCTGTCTGAAACATAATGCTTCTCCTTTTAATATTATCTACTTATTTATAATTTTCGTTACTTTGCACCATTGCCAAATTTACCGATTGCCCTCATATATGAGTGCATAGAGTCGGTAGTATCAACGTCCTGTGCAGATCCAGTCTCCTCATCATCAATTACAGTTTCAGTTTCTACTGGTGTTTTCTTTCCAACTTTAGGAAAGTAAGACTCTTTTAGAGTGTCTAACTTTTCTTTGAAAGAACTTTCGTCTGTGAACTCCACATCTCCAGTAAGAGAGCGAAACTTTTCAATTTCTGTTTCAGCGAGATCGTCAGTAGCTTCTGATATCGCCTTTTCCTTTATTAGAGAGGTTTTGTCTTGTCTTAATGTTACAATATTTGATATTGCTTCATCAAGTTTACCCTCTAACTCAGTAATCTTCTCTGATTGTGCTTCTAGTACATCATACTTTTCATCTGGTACGTCTACATAATGATCTTCAAATAGTTGCTTCAACCCAGAAATGAAATCCTCTGCAATTTCGCCTTTTAGGCCTCTTTCGACTGCGAGTTCATTTTCTTTCATCCATTCTTCGACAACGTAGTTCAGATAAGTGTCAACTTTCTCTGATAACTCTTCCTTTGTCTGTTCTATAGATTCATCTAATTCTGATTTATATTGACCCTCTAGTCTTTCGACTTCGGTTCTAATTTTAGATTTTACAGCGGCTTCGAATACTGTTGCAGCTTTTCTCTTGAACTCTTCTGAAAGGTCACCCTCTCCGTTCATAAGTGCATTAACGTGTTCTGAAACATCGACAGTCTTTAATCGAGCTTCGATTGCTTCATTCATATCGTCATCATCATCTTTTTCGTCATCGTCATGAGCACCCATTTTCTGCATAGCTGCATACATAGCCATCATTTGTGGTTTTGTCATTTTGTTGTTTAACATTTTGTTCATACCGGCATGAAGTTTCTCTTTGGTCATCTTCTTTGGGTCTTCCATGTCTTCATGATGTGCTTCAGATACCATTATTTGCATATCTTCTGCCATGACTTTCTCTTCGATACCATGTTTGAACTGGACATCATACCACTGTACAAAACCCTCATCATCTGGTATTGCGTGTGAACCATGAACTGGTTTACCTTTACCCCATACTGGATGTTCTACGACTGTTGCACAATCGTGATCTTTTGAGTGACATAGTTCTCTGATTTCCTCGTCTGAATATCCTTCTTCCATATCTTTTCCATTCTTCTTTTTATGGGCCATTGCATTGAGTTTTTTCATTTTGTCTGGAGCACCCTCACCTTTTTGTTGTGCATCACCACCGATCTCTTTGGCAGCTCCGGCAACTTTCTTCGCTGGTGCATCTCCTTGAGTTGGTGAAACGACTGCTTTACCAGTGTCTTGTACTTCACCATTCGCTTTTTTCTTCATTGGTTCGGCTGCGACTGCACCTTTTTTTGGTGCATCATGCATACCCTCTTCGAGCTCGGCCATAACTTCCGCCTCTAGCTCTTCTATAGTTTTTTCTGTATTTGACATGGGGATGTCTCCTCTATTTTAATATTTATTTATAAGTTATAACTTTTTGAGAAACCTTAAAAATTCTAAGGCATTCTCGTTTTCCTGTCGTTTGCGTACTCGTTCATTTATTCTTCGTTTTTGACGTTCTAGTTCTGCCTCAACTAATGAACCATTGTTCCAAACCCACTCTTTTCCCTCCATGATACCCTCTACGAAAGCATTCGGAGCGGAAGGGTCTGCAACGATGTCGGCTGCAGTCGCCAGGTAAAAGTCACTTCTCACATAGTTAGCACCATTCTTTTGGTCTAAACTCCCCATTCCTCTTGATGAAACTCCAAGTTTTGCACCCTCGTCCATCAAAGATTTAACAATATTTCCCATTGGTGTTTTGAGTATTTTCGCCTCACCAATGAAATTCTTTCCGTCTGGTTTGAGAGATGTAATCATATGTGATGCTCTCTCAAGATTTACTGTTGGGCCATCTGGGTGTCCCAACTCTCCAAACGCACGATTCTCGTTGATATATTCTTTATTATATCTGTTTACTTCTTTATTTAGTACTTCCATAGGATAGACACGACCATTTCTATTCTTTATGTCTGCTTGCATAAAGACACCTCGTATCTTATAATTTTTCTTTCCGTTCTCTTGTTCCTCGCAGATATACTCTACGTTTTGAATTTCTTCTGATATTAGTTTTACTGTCTGTGTCATACTGGATTCGCCTGTGTTACTACTTCTATGTGGACTGCACCATCACTACCACTACCTGTTTCATTGATGACTGATATAAAATAGTTTTCCTCAGCAGCGTTGATTAATACACCACTTCCAGCGTTCAAACCATCTGCATCTGTTCCGTCTAAGTGAATTAAAGACCCAGCATCTGATTGGTCTGAGTCTGTTCCGTCTAATGCGACCCTAGCACCTGTATCACCTCCAACTATCGGTGACCTGTCTCCCTCTGGTACAATGTTTACTGTATTATTTGCTCTGAGGTATAATCCATTTGATGATGTGACTGCTGTTCTCTGATCAATACTTGTTACCTTTATGAAAACATCATTTCCACCAAATTCGTTTACTCTAAATGCATTTCCGTTTCCTAATTTTCCTAGTGCAAGTCCATGAGCTGCATCGTCACCCAGAGTTGATGCAGTAATCGTACCAACGTGTCTAATTAATTTTAAAGCCATCTCTCTTCCTTAAATTGTTAACATTTCTTTTTCAAAATAACCCATGAGTTCTTTTTCGGAAACCCTGTACTTTTTAGAGATTTGTTGTATAGTTTTCTCAAAAGTATTTAGGAAATCTTGAGGTTTAGAGTCCATTTTTTTAAAGATATCGTCAACTGCATCTCGCATCTTTGGAGATAACTTCTTATATAACTTAGATTTTTTGTGTTCATCTTTCTCCGTTACTGGAGTATAAAATGAATCAAACTTCTTCGACATCTCCATCGTCCTTTACTACAGTTTTTACAAAACTATTTGCAACTTCTCTACGTTTAGTTTCTAAAGCCGCACCAATCTTATTTTGCATTGCAGATTTGAAAGAACTTTCTGCTTCAAGGTTCTTACCCATTTGTAACGCATCTACGAAATCTTCACTACTCATTATTATCTCCTCCTTGTTTTGGTGGTTCATCATTATCATATTTATCTACATCATCTGCACCGATAATATTACCACCTTGTGATGGATATCTTGTGACACCATCTGTGTTTTGGGGTAAATCTACTCCACCATCTTCAACATCTTCTCCTGCTTCTCTATTCATTTGTTTTTGCATTTCTTCAATCTCATAGTCTGTCATTTGCAATACGTTTGTTTGCACCCATTGTTTACTAAAGAATGTTCCGATATAAGAGTCGATAGTTCCTAACATATCAACTTGTTCTCTGAGTATCTCTGCTTTCTTGAGTTCTGCAAAATGACCATCTTGCATGAAGTCATACTGTATGTGTTGATTCATTTTATCCCAATCCTCAAGAGTAATAACACCCTTGAGAACTAGTTGGGTTTTTAGAATATCTGTGAAGAGAGGAGTAAACTTTTTTCTAAGTCTTTGTACAAACTTAGTAAATTTAAGTTCATCTCTTGTAATCTCTGTGGAACGACCAAGACTGAAACCTTGTTCTGCTTCTAGTCTTGAGATAGGAACATTGAGTGACCTGTATAGTTTTCTCTGAAAGTAAATTATATCATCTATCTCACCAAGATTAGAACCACCAGGCAGTGTAGTAATCTCTGTTCCTCTACCACCCTCTCGTCTTGGTAACCAAAAGTCTTCCAACATTGACATATGATTTCTATCATCTCGTATCTCACCAGTAGATGCATCATAGACCAGTTTGTTTCTATATCTGTTCATCACATCTTTTAGATACTGTTCTGCTTTTATCTTCGGTAAGTTACCCACATCAATATAGAATATTCTTCTTTCTGGGGCTCTTGATATCCTGTAAATAACTAACGCATCTTCAATCATGCGTAACTGGTTTACAGGTTTTATCGCTTTATGTAAATACGATAGAACGTGTCCTTTGTTTGCATCTACCAAACCAGATGGACAATATGTAATACTATCTGGTGATATTCTTATACCCTCAGATGTTCCTGTCATCGCCATACCTTTTTCATTGTAAAGGTAATACTCTTCTACTTTTTTAATTAAATTTAAACTAGTACCACTCTTAGGTTGTTTTACTAGTTCTCTAACTTTCTTGATTTTTCTGGGTTCAATAAACCTAAGTTCCATCACACCCTGTCTTGGATTTTTCTTATCAATCACTTTGTGATAGTATAATCTACCATCAACATACCATCTACGAAAGATATCGTGACCTTTTGTATCAAAGTCTAAAAGTCTGAGAACACTATCAAACTCTTCTCTCACTCTATCTTTTATTCTTTTGGGATATGGTAATCTATCTAAAACAATAGATACCGATTGATCTCTTTCATCAGCAACGATACCCTCGTTTACAATATCTTCAATCGCAGAGTCACACTCTGGTTGTTGTGATATATCACGATATCTTCTGATTAAGTCTTGTTCTGTGCGATCTCTACCATCTGCATCTAGAACTTGACTATAAAAACCACCACCACTTAGGTCGATAGCCCCATCATTAGACGTAGGGGCGGTGAACTTCTCACCACCCTTACTATCTTTGATTCTTTCAAACTTGAAACCAAATAGTTCTGCCATAATATCTCCTACTTACTATTTGTATTTAGTAGGTTAGATTTAGAAACTTACGCCAGATGGTTCGTAGTGTTGGTATCTCCAAGATACTTCAAATGTTTCTATCTCACCAGCTTCTGCACTACTTAATGCAATATCACCGATGGTCAAAGGATACGCATTTCTAAAGATGTATGTCTTCAGAATTGTGTCATCTCTATCTAACTGTTCTACAAATAAGTCTGTCTGATAATCAGATGGAGATGTCACACCAGTATTATTTGCAAAGTCGTTAATACCATTGTGCCATAGTTCCATCGCATTTCTTATCATAAAGTCTGTATCATTGTAGAAAGTAGTTGACCATACGTCTGGTGCTGGTCTATCTCCAGAAACATAGATGTTTCGACCTCTGAATGGAACTGCAATCTCACCAAGTGTTGATGCTGGTAAGATACTTGCAGTCACTAGGAATGATGCTCGTCTTACATCAAGTCCTATTGCAATTCCAGAGGGTGGTGTTACAGTTACCCTAAATTGGTTTGCACGAGCACCACCACCGATAAGGTTTGCTTTAAAGTCATCTATATTTGCCATGATTAACCTCCTACCTCAGTAAATGCGACACCAGTTCTCGTTGCAATGAAGTTCAGAGTGATGAAGTTAATTGACCTGTTTGGTTTGATGAAGATGTCTGAAACAAACTCGTTTCTATCTATGACTTCACCAGTATTGTTGGTTGCATCTGCAATCACACTAAAGTCTGTTATACCTCGTCTACCTTGAACATCTCGTAAGAAAGGTTCTACCAAGTTTCTAAATTGCGCCCTTGTAAATTCGTCATTGAACTCAAAGAGTTGGAACTTAGCCGCAGTTGCGATTGCTTTTTCAAGTAGTAAGAATAGTCGTCTTACATTTATTCTATCAAACGCACTTGGTTTTGTTAACGCAGTCTTATCTCCAAAGAGTGTCACACCTTGTCCAGAAAAGTTCACCACAGGATTTACTCTTGCACGATACAATCTATCTCTCTCTGCATTGTTCGGATTGTAAGAGAGTTTGATTGCACCTCTCACTCTACCTCTGTTGAAACCAGCAGGAGAGAAGAATGAATCTGCAATTTGGTCTGTGAATGCACACAATCCAGCAGTATCTCCGTTGAGTGGTACAAATCTGAATAAGTCATTGTACTTGTCGTACATATACTTGTATCCACTATCGTATACCACAAAAGATGATGATGGACATAAATTAAATGCATCTATCACATTATCTGTTTGTGTAAGTGAACTATTTACATTAACTGTTGCACTTCTGTGTGGTGATACAAATGCGACACAATCTCTTCGTGTTTCAACGAATGCTGTCAACATTGTAACGTGTGTGTCTTGTAGTGATGAACTATCACCAGACCCACCACCTCGTCCACCTAAGATTAGGTTTACGTCAAGTGATTCTGTATCTGCAAATCTGTCGTATGCAGTTTTAAGTTCACCAGCGGTTACTGCATAGTCATCAGTTCCACCAGAGAGTTCACTTCTTGTTGGTAAAGAAAGTGTTGCATATGTTGATGAACCATCTTCTAAGTCAATGTTATCACCATTGTCTGTTGATGAACCATCTGTGCCGTCTAGTAAAAGTTTGTCACCAGCACCCTCTGTTGCAGAATGACCATCAAGTAAAATGTCACCCTCTTGAGTTCCGTCTACATCTGTTCCCCAGTTTGTTCCACCAGTATTATGATCCATCCAGTATACAAAATTAGATTGTCTGTATATTACATCTGGGTAGAAGATACTATCTCCTTGTGGCCCTTTTGCGTTACTGTTGACTGAAAGGTTTGCAAATATTTCTAGAACAGCGGTTGTTCTTTGTCCATTTGCATCTGCACTAAAACCAGATAATGCACCAGATGTATCGTAAACAACTATGTGTATCTCGTCTAGTGTTCCTCTATCATTATTAGATGCGTAGTTTGAAGTGCCTGGTTCTGCATCAAATAAATCGTAGAACCTCCATCTTCTTCGAATGTTTGTTCCACTTGATATTGTACTTTGTAGTCCAGCACCATTTACGTCATCTTTAAGTTTAATAACTATGGTATCTGCACTTCCACTATCATTTACAGAAGTAACTTCATATTCGAAACCATCTGTTTCACCAAAGTTCACTAAGTCACCAACACTAAACACACTTGCATCAGTAACAGATATTGTGGTCTGTCCCTCAGCTTCTTCTGCACTTGTTGTTGTGACTGCATTTTGTGAATAATTGTTTGCACTAGAACATATTGAAACTCCTAGTGAGTTACCATGTGTTCCAGCAGTTCTAGATGCCCATTCACCGACTGAACCTTGTCCGTCACCAAATGCTTCTAGATAGTGGTCTGTATTTCTTATGAGTAGTCCTGTACTACCAGCGGTTGCGTTTAGGATGCCAGATTCTACTCTTACTACGTTGAGTTGGTTTGTATACTGCAAGAAGTTTGCAGCTGTGAACCACCACTCATATTGGTTACTTGTAGTTTGAGGTTTACCAAATATCTTTACCAACTGTTCCTCTGAAGATATATTCGTTACTTCAGAAACAGGCCCTTTTTCGAAAGGACACGCAATTGCACCGATTGATGTTGCAACTGCTGGTACGACATTCGTTAAATCTACTTCTTTGACTTGAACGCCAGGAGAAACTAAAAATGCCATGTTTTTCTACTCCCTCTATTAAATTGAGATTATTTCCTAATATTTATAAAAAACAACATTCTAAAAACTAAACCTTTATATTCAGAAGTTATAAATATCACTATGAATCAACATTATAACAAATATAAAGAAACTATCAAAAAAGTTGCAAGGCGACACAGATTGTTAAAAGATAAGTGGATTGCTGATTATTTGATGTCTAACTCCTGTTCACATTGTGGTGAGTCTGAACTCATATGTTTACAGTTCTATCCAGATGACAGAAAGATACGAGCCCTGTCTAAAAGAACTGAGGATAAAACTGAAGTACTGGAGTATATATCAAAAAACGAAATTGTATGTAGAAATTGTTTTCAAAAATTAGATTCGGATATTATAGGAGAATAAAATATGAGTAATTGGATGACTGACCAAGATAACTTAAATAAGTTAAATGTTTCTGGAAATGAAGTTCCAGAAACCCTATTCCAATGGTTGAAAGATGTTGCACTTGAAGCAAAGAAAAATGGTAAAGACTATCGTAGTAAACTCGCTGGTCAACTATCAGAAGAATATGAAATAAAAGATAGAAGTGGAGAATTTGAAAGTTGGTTAGCAACTTGTTCCACAACTGGAAACGTATATCAATCATGGAGAGAAATGGTTGTGTTAAATGAAAATGCACCTATAATGTTAAGTAACTTGTGGGTAAACTATCAAAAGAAACATGAGTTCAATCCACTACACACCCACTCTGGGTTTGTTTCATTTGTAATATTCATGAGTATACCCTATGACCTACAGGATGAGGAAGATATGTTCAAGGAGGCGAACAATAAACAAGCATCAAAGTTTGCATTTTTCTCACCAGACCATAGATATCCAGGCGGTATAGATTTGGTTAGTCTAAACGTAGATAAAAGTTATGAGGGAAAAATGATAATGTTCAAATCATCACAGGTGCATGGTGTATATCCATTCTACACAAGTAATGACTATAGAATTACTATATCCGGCAATTTAACTTTTAGAGTTACCAGTTAGAGTTATAGTTCCTTACTATAGGATTCCACTTAGTACCATACTCGTCAACCATTTCACCTATGTTTTCATCTTCCAGTCCGTTTACAACGAAACCAAAGGGGGCCATGTCCTGTTCTAGTTGATCTTGTTGGTCTTTGAACATTTGTTCTCTCACATCATTGTTGGTAAGTTCTTTAAAATATGTTTGGTCTGTCGCCCAACCAAATATAAACATACACGCAACTAAGTCATCATTACAACCATCATCTGCTTCAAAGGATGACCCTTTAACTATAAATGTAGACAATTCATTGATACAGTCAAAATCCTCAACTATTATCTTATCACTCTCTAATAGTTGTTTTAGATTAGAACACCCAATCTTCTTAACTGCTTTAGTAGTTCTTACACCCAACTGGGCTCTACCACCAGAGAAACCACCACCCATGATTTGACCAGCACGACCCCTCATAGATGCCATAACTAGATTATCATACTCCATGTCAAACTGCATTGCATTTGCAACCTGTTCTCCAATATCATTTACCTCTATAAGAACAAACGCAAGATTGTATGCTCTCGCAACATGATATATTTTTTGTGGAAACAATAATGGTTTGATTTCATTATCTCTAAACTTTGCAACTACACGATAAGGAACTTGTGTTACATCAAAAACAATATACGCAGAGTAATCATTTTTAGTTCCCCTTGATACGTCTGCAACCATAAAGTATGTGTGGTCTTTTTTTGGTTGTTCGTATATTTCCAGACCAGCGTTAGACTGTAGTGGTGTCTTATACGCAAGTGTTCTAAGTTTGCGTGGTGTGATGAGTGTATCAATAGAACCAAGAAACTCACATTCAAATTCTGTTTGGAACTGTTGTTCACTTGTATTTGCGATTGTTTCTTGTTTCCACTTGTCATCACGACCAGGCACTTCACTCCAATGCACTTCTATTGGTATATAAGTGTTCCTCTTCTCCTCTGCATCTGTCCAGAGTTTATAGAACATATTCATACCATGTGGTGTGGAAACTATCATAACCTTTGTAGACTTACCAGACGATATTGTAGGATACACAGAACTAAAGAATTGTTCTGCAACATTTGATGGTACATACGCAAACTCGTCTAAGAATATGATGTTGTAACTTCCACCCCTTACAGCACTCGCAGAAGTGGAGGAAGCGAGTATTTTAGACCCATTCTCCAATTCTAGTGAACCTTTGTTCCATGACATAACTCCCTGTTGTAACCACTTCGGTAGATGTTCGTATGCAAGTTGCAGTCGTCCTAACAAATCTCTTGCAGTTGCAGCTTTGTTTGCAAGTATCGCTATATTAACACTTGGGTTGAAAAGTGAGTAGTGTAGTAGGTAGGATATCATAGTCGTGGATTTACCAGACTGTCTGGGTAACTTACAGATTGTAAAACGATTTTTATGAAATGTACCCACCATCTCCTTTTGGAAGGGGTACATCTTAAATGGTATTAAACCCTCGTCTAGAGATACAATTCTGACATAGGTTTGTATGAAGTAGAGTGGGTCTTCCATACATCGTGCGTATTCTTGGAGTTGTTTCTTTGTCCACTCCTGTTGAACATTCGCCTTTTTTAGGTTTGGATTACCTAGATATGTGAACTCATTGGTCTGCATGAAAACTGAACCACCCTGTTATTATAGACTTTTCGCCTTCGTAATTTGTAACACCCCTGTGAGTATGTGTCCAAGCTGCAGGCCATATTATTGTTAGTCCTTTTTCACATGGTGTTGTAGTTTTCTGATACCAAAATTCTGTACCAGCGTTATCTAAAGTATTTAGATAAGTCATGAAAGTTAAGTGTCTGTATAAAGATTTACCGATACCACCATTCTCCATGTGCCACTTGTAAAACCCATCACCAGGCATATAGTGTTGTATCTTTATATTATTGTCATTTAGACTGTAAACACCAACCTCATCACAAAACGGATATCTCTCCTTATATAAATTTAAACAATCACTCAAATGGTCTAGGTAATTTGATATTTTTCCAAATTCATTTGGTGGTACATACAAATCTTTACATTTTTTCCACTCTGGGTTTAATCCACGACCACACTCACCATCTACCAATTTATCTTGTTCTGAATTAAGTACGTCAACTACACTATCACACACTTCTTCGGGCATATACCAACCACCGATAAAAGTATTATTGTCTATTTCATATTCTCTCATTCACTTTTTCCTTTTAACATTTTTTGTAGTTCAGCCGTAGAACCAACAAATAATGCGTTGGTAACATTCTTGGGTGCAGAGTTTGGAACTTCTTTGAGTTTTTTCATCTTCTCCTGTAGGTCACCAAGTTTCTCTGTGACCTCTGCAACTTGTTTGATTAGATTACCAGCAACTTCATAACCTCTAGGGTGGTCAGACTCTTTTGCAACATTCAGTATTCCCTGTATTGCATCTTGACCTTTTTCTATTAGATTATAAAAGTTATCTCTTTGATATTTGTAATCTGCATCAACATCATCTAAGTCATCAGATGGTTTGGGTATAGGTTCGCTGACAACAACTTCTTTTGATGTAGGTTCTGAAACTCCTAGAACCTCATTGAGTATGTCATCTGCATCTTTCATAACTAATCATTGGTTGATGTCTTGTCCGTACCAGCTGGTTGAGTTGTATCTCTATCCTTTGCATCTTGAAAGAAAGATACAGTTTCACTAAAACCAAAATCGTCATCAGAGTCGGCAGAAACTGGGTCTGGTGTAACTGTGTATCTCTGTTCTCTCTTTGGTGATTGGTCTTGTAGATTTGCATATTGGTCAACTTGTACAGTTTTGATAACTTTTGCAGAAGTAACAGGGCCGTATAGATAAAACTTTGCTGTAAAAGCGAGTGTATAGATAATGGCTCTTCTATCTGCATAATCACCACGATAACTATCTTCATAACTTATACTGTTAAGAACAATGGGTATATCTCTTTTAACACCCATGTCTGCCATGTCATTTATTGTAAGTGTATAGTCTGGTTGAAAGAAAGGCACTATCTGTTCTATTATCTGTAAAGCATCATCTGAGTTTTTTGCCATTGCATATAGTTCCATGTCTAGGTTATATGGAACAGGCATAAACTGTGAGTCTAATTTATTAGAATCGTCAGAGGCAGTTTTAACTTTCTTAAACTTCTGCACACGATTTAGTTTTCTTGCTGGGTCATATGCAAGGTTCTGTATCTCAAAACCTAATCGTGGTAATGTGATTGCAACCTTTGTATTTAAGTTTGCATCTGCATCTAATCTAGATAACCACTTTTGTTTCGGCCCGTATGCGAGTGGAACTTTCATTGTCTGTGTAACAGTACCACTGTTATTTTTTCTTACTAAATTTATATTATTAAATAGTGTACCAAATGAAATAATGACTTTTCGCATTGTCTCATGGTAAAATTGTTGTCCTAACATTATTTTCCTCCAGCATCACCAAATGGATTTGTTTCTGAGAAATCCAGAACATCATCGTCCAGTTGATCAAATAGTTCATTTTGTGCAGACGTATCTAAGTCTGTAGTCGTTGTACTTGAGTCACCTACTATATAGGTTTCTTGTAACAAGTATTGTTTATCACCACTATCAGCTGCATTTTCAAGTATTATATTCTCACCAGCAGAAGTGTCTTCGTCTTCCATAATAATATTATCACCATCAGTTTCTTCAAGTAATACACCAAAGGTATTGACAGTATCGTTAATTTCAAGTCCCTCATTATAAGTAGAGGATTGTTCTAGTGTAAACTGATATTGTCCAGTATCGGCAGATAGGTCTGACTCTATGTTGTCAAGAACTGTAATACCAGTATCAATCGCTTCTTGACTGTACTCATACTGTTTACATCTTAATTTATATACAGGGTTGTTATCTAATTGATGAAAAGGTTCATCATGGTCAACAAAACTAATTTCGAATAGTTTGTTAAGTATAGGTGTAAATATTAAGTCACCCTCTAGTGGTCTGTCTGCATCTGTGGTCACAGTATCATTGATAAGGTAGAACTCACTACCACTTTCTTCAGACAATATAAAAGATGTATTATCATCTTCTAACATAATCTTATCATCTGCATTAGTAGATGAACTATCAGTTCCACTTAGAGTTACAAAACTCTGTGTAATTTGTGTCTCTAGTCTTGATGATGTTGTAGTCTGGTCTATCGTACCAGCTTCTAATTGTATTGAACCACCTGTAGTTCCAGTTCCATCTTCAAGAGTAATTTGACTATCCATTTCTTGAAATCGTTTTTTGTTAACAACAAAGGTTATCTCGTTTCTATTTTCTAATCCAAACTGAGATATTAGTTCTTTTTCACCAGCGTATCCACCAGTTGCATCTTCAACATACATTTCTATGGGGTGTTGTGTGGTAAACTTACTGAGAGAGTCTTCACCCAAAACATTATCTCTTGCAACCAAAGTTCTATCCATGTAGTATACATCATGTCCGTATATCTGTATCGCCTCTTTTATTAGGTCACTATATAGATTTCTTTCTGCTTGTATTGATGCAAGGTTATTTGTTTTGAATATTGCGTTGACAGCCATAACACTATCCCATCATGTATTCTGGTGGTAGTTCAAATGCAAGTTGTATCTGTTCTTCTAATCTGTTGATTTCTTCTTGTGCTTGTGAGTATATCTCTGCACCATTCATCTCAACACCACCAAGTAGTTGTACTCCTTGAAACTTAGAGAGGTTCGCACCCCATTGTCTTTTGATAAGTGCAGTTGTATATCTCTTGAGATAGATATCATCAAAGATGTCTGGATAAGATGCTGGATCTATCTTTCTGTAACACTCTATGATAAGATGTTCGCCCACATCTATATCGTTTGCAAAGTCCATATCCAGATATAATCTGTTCTGGTGTTGATTAAAACGTACTGGTTTCTCTCCTACCAATATGTGTGATAGAAAGTCCAGTTGTTGCATTGTCATTTGATATTGTAGAATAGATGTTGATGAAAAGTCATACAGGTCATTAAGTCTAAGTTGATAACGAATATCAAACATATTATTTGTGTTCGCATCATCAAATGGAAATATTTGTAAAACCGACACAACAGCAGGAGGCATGGGTATAAAGTTCTTACCCTCTAGAAATGTTGCAGATATAGTTCCGTCTTTTGTATCTGTTGCAGTTGTTGAGTCGTTTGTTGCGGCTCTGTCAATATCATCCTGTGTCATTTTGTATTTTAAATACATCTTCTCAACACCATCATAGTGGTATTGTGCAAAGTACTGTAGTGCCTCATCTATTCTATCGTCTACTTGTGCATCTGATACATTGATATCAATAACACCAAACCCAAGATTGCGTAAACAGTAATCTTTAAAAGTAGACCTAGTTGTAGGTATCGCCATTTAAATAGTCCTTATGAGTGATCATTATCAAACTGGAATGTATTCCATCCTACACCAGATAGTGTTATTCCATGTGATGCAAGAACTAATAAAACATCTGAGGTTGCATCTTCAAGTAGTATTCTATCGTTTTCATTTACAGATGTGTTCTGTACTATGTTATCACCAGCGTTTGCAGAACCATCTGTACTATTTAGTATCAATCCATCTAAAAGTTCTATTGTTCCTGTCTTATCTGGTAATGCGACTGTTCTGTCAGCAGTAGGTTCATCTATACTAAAAGTTGTTTCATTTGAATCTGCTGTTGCACCTTCAAATACAAATGCTTCTGTAACATTTATCACCTGTTGATTTGTGGTTACAGTCGTTCCAGAAACAGTCAAGTCACCAGATATACTAACAGCACCAGCGACTGTGAGAGTACCACTTGCAAGTGTCATCAAGTCGGTGTCATCAGTATGACCTATCGTAGTTCCGTTTATTATCACATTATCTACTGTGAGTGTCGTGAGTGTTCCAACTGACGTAAGACTTGATGCAGTTATACCACTCGCAAGTGTCGAACCAGATAAGTCTGTACCTTGTACTGTTGGTGTTCCAAACTCAACCGCTGTTCCACCACTATTAACTTTAAGTGCTTGACCAGCAGTTCCTATTGTGAGTGCGACACCCAGACCTCCGTTACTAAGTGCAACTGTATCTGATGCTTGAAATTCTGCAAGACCTGTCGCAACATTACTTGCGTTAAAAACTGCTTTAATTGGAGCTGCATCTGCCATATCTTATTATCCTTTAAAAACTAAACAATTCTGGGTTAGAGTCTTCTAATGCAGTTCCATCTGACAATGTAAATGAACCAGCATCAGTGAAAACATAACTAAGACCCTTTGATTGAAATTTAAATGTTGCGTTTGCCGTTGATGTTCCTCCAGCTCTACTGAAAAACTCAACACTAGTTGAAGTTTTACCATTACTTCCAGCAATCGCAATGTTGTCGTCAACAACCTTTGAACCACTAGGTAGAGTAACACCATCAGAGGAAATCGTAACTGTACCAGAACCATCAGAAGAAATAGTTGCACCACCTAAGTCAATGGTTTGTCCAGATAAGAATAAGTCTTTAAATCTCTTACCATTTGAACCTAAACTTCTTACATTGTTTTGGTCTGGTATTATGTCCTCTGAAATATTATCAAAACCAACTGAACCAAAAGTATCATTTTCTAAGTTAAAGAAATCACCCTCGTTTGCACCATCTGAGTCAGTGCCCTCTAACAACACCTTTTCGTTTGTTTCTAAAACTATCGCTTCTGTTACTCTTACTATACCCTCGACTTTACCAGTTGAGGCTTTGTATGCAAGAACTCGTCCATCATTAAATACTGTACTATCTGCAAAAGTTGATAGTCCACCAAACGTACCATCTTCTAAATCTAAACGACTACCAGCATCATCTTGGTCAGAGTTAGTTCCATCCAATGCAAGGAAATCTCCATCTTCTGTAATAAGATTTTCTGTTTCTGGGTCTACACCATCAAACTTACCTTTTGTTGCGTTAAATCTAAAAATTCTACCATCTACAAGAGCGGAGTCTGTATCAACATCATCCATATCCTGTATCTTAACTGCACCACTACCACTGTTACCATCATATGCGTTTTGTTTTGCTTCAAGATTACGTTGCATAACAGTTCTAAACTGTTCAAACTCTTTGCGTAGTCTAGTAAGACTATCATCTGTTTGTGCAACTTTTCTTTGTAATGATGTTTCGTCTGGGGTAAGTAGACTATCCTTGATAGAGTTTGGAAAACTTTGTTCACTCATATCAACTGGTTTTTCTTCTGGGGGTAGTTTTGCAATCTCATCTAAGAAATTAGACATATACTTCTGTTCTTTCACAGATATCATAGCTTTTTTGATTGGTCTAGGTTTCTTAGGTTGTACTGGTTTTTCTTGAAATTCTTTTAATAGTTCATCTGGTATCTCAGATGTTTCTTCTACTACAGGTTCAAAGTTTTCATCTTCTGGAATTAAAGGTGCGAACAGTTCTCCTAGTGCTTCAACCTTTTTATCATTCTTCTCAACGTCTTTCTTTATCCAATCTGATACTTCTTTACCGACATCATCAGTTGGGTCATCTTGTATCTCTGACTCTTCTTTTTTCTTATTATCGTCTGAAAGAGACTCCATAAGACTAGAGAACAAATCCAGACCTTTTTCCTCTTTTTTAGAAAGTTGTACTTCTTCTTCAACAACTTCCTCTACAATAGGTTCTACTGTCTGAGATTTATTTCTCTTAACTTCAGCTTCTAACTTCTCAAAGATTTTACTGAATTTGTTTTTTGCACTTTTTTCCATAAAAATCCTCTTTATAGGTATTTATAAAGAGTTACTTTTATCACCATGCAAAAGGTCACCACTGACTAATCGTTTGGTGATTTGATGCTTTAACTCTTGTAAATCGTCAATATAATGATTATGGTCACACTCATGACAATCAGACATCTTACGTTCACTCATTTCGTCTAATCTGACAAGAATCATATCTACTATACTGTATCCATTATCATGTTTCGTTGTTTTAGGTCGTCTTGTAATCATAATTATCCATCTGGGTTTACTGTTGTCCACCCTACTGTATTATCTGCTTGATAGGCAGACTCGTCCCAATAATAAGCGTTATCTTGATCGGTAGGCAGAGTTATTGGAGCCTCCCATAAACCAGTTGATGTATTTAAAGTCCAACTTGCATATGGTTGTGCTTCATAGAACATATCACTTGTTCTATTATACTTATAACCCACGCCTGGACAGTTCTTACGTTGTCTACCATCTTGTGCGGCTATTACTGTTGATTGATCATCAGATGGAGTTTTGAATGAGTTTTCACCTGTAGCATCTGCTACATAATGAACACCACCAAACATATTAAAACTGTACTGAACCCAATCAGATGGAGAACCAGACAGTTTCCCACCAGATACATCTGCATCATCTGTTACATGAACAATTTCTGTTACTGTTCCTACGTTGTTTGTATAGTTCTCAACTTTTGCCCAATGTCCCATATTCATTCCTACGATGTATACTGATATCTAACAATGACTATTCCAGAACCACCATTAAATCCGCCTGGACTTCCATCACTTCTTCTTCCACCACCACCAGAACCAGTATTACCAGATCCAGCAGTTCCGTTACCAGCGTTGGTTGGATTTTCTCCACCACCACCAATACTACAAGTTCTTGATGTACTTTGTCCACCAGTTCCACCAGCGGCATAGTTTGTGTTGGTTGCTCTTATGTTAGAGGCTTTGCAGTTTCCACCGCCTCCTCCACCGCCACCACCGCCGTTTCCACCAGCGCCTCCGCCTCCACCAGCGTTTGAACCACCATCATATCCGTAAGTTCCTCCATGACCCCCACCAGCGCCTTGACCTCCACCGCCTCCAGAACCACCTGGCGAAGAACCACCGCCTTGGTCTTTATTACCACCATAACCACCACCAGTTGCAGTAATACCATTGAAGTTTGAAGCACCACCTTGAGAGTTACTTCCACCCCCACCAGCGATAGTTACATAGTGTCCACCAGTTGTTGAAAAAGATGTATCTCCAGCGGCACCATGACCACCACCTTGAGTACCATAACTTGTACGCATACCACCAGCACCAGCACCGCCTCCGTATCCGTTGTCTCCTCGACCTCCACCGCCGCCTCCAGCGACAATGAGATACTCAACTGCTTGGTTTCCAGCACTATTTCCTACGTTGGTAACTGTGAGTGTTCCACTACCATTGAAAACGTGTATTCTATTATTTCCACTAGTGAAGTTTGAATTACCACCAGTTGCTTGAACATACTGTGCGTTTGATGTTCCGTAGAACTCACTTACTGATATTGTACTAGAACTTGGGATACCAGAAGCCGCATCATAAAATTCACTTAAACTATGGGGTGTAGTTCCACCAAACTCTCCAGCGATTTCACCGATTGATATTGCTCCAGAATTTTGTAGTGTCATTTAAGTCTCCTAATTATTATTCGTGGTCATGATCTCCAACATGACCATTTTTACTATGCATTTTTTTTAATTCTTTTATATCTTCTCCGTAAGAACTAAGGTTGTCGTAAACGTAGTTCTTCAGACTTTCCATTTGTTTTTCAATTCTTTGTACATCTGATGCTACTACTTGACCTAGTTCTTTTACTGACTCTATGAGTAGAGCAGTTAACTTACCATAGTCAACTGATTTAGTTCCCATTTCATCATCAGCAGTTTTCACTACCTCTGGAACTACTTCCTCTACTTCTTGTGCGATAACACCTATTTGTGTTTTTGCATCTTGAATATCTGATCTCTTGTAAGAAACACCTCTAAGTTTCATTAACTTCTCTAGACCATTTTCTATGGTTTTTATATCAGTCTTGATTCTTTCATCTGAGAACGCAGTAACATCAGCATTAAATGTTGCAGCTCCAGCAGCAGAATAATCAATAGTAAGTGCAGTAATTTGTGTACCACCATCATTACCTTTTAATATAAAATCTTTATCAGAAGTAGTGGTGTTTACCACAAAATCTGTAGATGAGTTAGTAAGAGAACCAAATTGAGTTCCATCATCTTTAAAATTTATATCACCACCATTAGCATCTAGAGAAATATCACCAGCAACATCAACTGTTAAGTCACCAGAAGTTAAGGCAAAAGTTGTTCCGTCTATGGAGAAGTTATCTATAGTCACACCACCATCAAAGTCTGCTGACGTTCCTGATACTGCTTGACTAAATGTAACAACACCATTTGCTGCGATTGCAATTGCATCTGTGTCAGAGGCAGAACCTATTGTACCAGCGTCTGCAATAACTAGACCAGCGCCTGAGGTAATTAAAGCACCTGACGTTATTCCAGCAGAAGTGGTTAATAGTCCAGCAGAACTTAGTGACATTGTTTCGGCTGCGGCCGCAGAGGCAGCGGTCTTGAAAGATAGTTTAGTTGCATTATTACTTGCACTAAAGTCACCCTCTGATACTGCTTCGATACCAGCTGCAACTAATATCGCATCTCCAGAACCAGTTCCCTCATCTGGTGCTTGAAAATTTAAAACACCCAATTTATCATTGGCTGCAATGTCCGTATCACCAGTTTGTAGAGTAAGTGTTGGAAACTTATCGTCTGCTGTGGCTGCGTGTTTAAGTATAAGACCTGTATCTGCAACGTGTGTTAGTGTAATCTCTTGGTCATTACCAAATTGTATTGTTCCACCATCTGCAAGAAATAAATCAGAAAATTCTGCGGCTGCAGTACCAAGTGTCGCTCCGTCTGCACTTGCAGGCACGATTGAAGTTCCCACAGTTGCAGTATTTAAAACAGGACTTGTTAATGTTTTGTTTGTAAGTGTTTCTGATAATGTTAATGTAGAAACTGTTGCAGTTCCAACTGGTAAAGTAACTGTTACGTCACCAGAAAAGTCTGCGTGTGCAGGCGCTTGTAGTTGTACATAGTGTGCGTTTGAATCTTCACAATAAAATCTTACATATGACTGAGCACCACTATTTTTGATTGATATCGCACCAGACTCCATTGCAATACCATTAGTACCATCAACTTGAAATACAGCAGTTCCGTTGAGTGTCGCTTCTATATTACCATTAGCGGCGTCCACAATTTTCAATGCAGACGAGTTTGTTCCACCATTTGTATTCATGATTAAATCAGTTGCACCACCAGTGGTAACTGTTAATGTTCCAGCACCATTAGATGATAAAGTTGCGGCCGCACCAGCGTCACCGACTGTGACTGTATCACCAACAAGAACTACATCACCAGTTCCGTTTGGTGTTAGTGTGATATCACCATTTGCACCATCTGTGATAACAATTGTACCAGAGTTAGTTCCACCATTTGTACTTAGTGTTAAGTCTGTAGCACCACCAGTTGTAACTGTTAACGCACCAGCACCATTTGAGGTCAAAGTCGCAGCTGCACCAGAGTCACCAACTGTTACTGAGTCAGCAGAAAGAACTACATCACCAGTTCCGTTTGGTGTTAATGTAATATCATTATTTGCACCATCTGTGATTACGATTGTACCAGAGTCCGTTCCAGAGTTTGTAGATAGTTTGATATCTTGTGTGCCTGGAGTGGATAAGTGACCAACCTCAGTACCACTTCCTAGTGTAATGAGATCTGAGTCTAGGAGAATATTACCTGTTCCATTTGGTTCAATCTCTACGTTTGCGTTTGAGGCAGATGTAATCTTGTTGCCGTTTACATCAAGATCGCCACCCAACTGAGGAGTTGAGTCACCAGCAAGAGATGCAAGACCACCAACAGAACTAAAGATGTTATCTACAGTAATCTTTTTTAACGTAGTTGCAGAAATATCTGCGATAAGTAGAACGTCAGTTCCACTTACAACATCACCAGAACTAAGTGCAGTCTTATCACTGAAGATTGCTGTGTCGGTTGTTTCAGTTAGAAAAACTGTTCCTGTTGCATCTGGTAGTGTGATTGTTCTGTCAGCGGTAGGATCTGTTACTGTGAGTGTTGTTTCATTAGTACTATCAGTTGCACCCTCAAAGACTATTGTTCCGTCTTCTAAGATGTTGAGTGCAGAGGTAGATGTGGTTGTTGCACTAACTGAACTAAATGTGAGAGTTCCAGATTCTAATCCATTAACATCAGTCTGAAGATTGTTGAATTGTTGTCTAAAATTCTCAAGTGTATTACTTGTTGCGATTTGTGTTGCTGATATTGCCATATTAGTCTCTTTCCAATAATGTTTTTAACATACTCTTAATTTCATGCATCTCACATTTAAGATTATTTATCTCCCTTGATGCACCTCTTATTTCATCTCTTTGTTTTTGAGCTTCTTCTGCTCTTCGTTTTGCGAGATTATATGCAGTTTTATCTTTATTTATAATTGCATGACTGTTAGTATCTCTAACTAAACCATTATACCCTTGTACTTTTATATAGTCACTCATCTTATGTTGCCAACGCTATAACTCGTAAATCTTTGAGTAGTGGTGGATTAGCTGCATCTGTGCCTTGCATCACTATCTTGATTTGAAATTGTGAAAACTCTGGTAGTGGTTCTCCTATACCATCATCTGTAACACCAGCGGTGAACACATATTCTTGAAAATCTTCATCTGATAGAGAATTTCTCACAGTAGAGTCTGTAGTTCCTGTTGTGTTAAAGAATGAAAACCCCTTTTCATCAAAGTCTACTGACTCATCAGAACCTAGAGTTTTGTGTAAAACTTTAATTTCAGACGTTGATTTCTTTGCGGCTGCAAAGAACACCTTGAGTGATGTCGCTGGGTTTTCAAGTGCAATACCTCTAGTTAAGTATACTGCAACATTGTTATCACCATCTGGTTCAGTTGATGCATTGAAGTCTGTAGTTGGATATACATCAGATGAACTGTCAACATTATTAATTCTATTTGCAATCAAGTTGACTGACGCTCTATCCAAGTCGATTACTGGAGATAAGTTTGCATTAGTTGTTGATAATTTTAAGTCTATGAAGAAAGACTTAGAACCAGATAATTCGTTTGTTTCATTGACTTGTGATGCGACTAATCTAGTTGTTTCAAAATCAAAGTTCTCCCCAAGAGGGAACGCTTGTGCATTTCCAGATGTTTCTGTTGTAAAAGATGTTTCTGTACCACTTGGACTTGTACCAGATGTTGTCCTTACAGTTGACTCAATCGAGGTATCTATTAGTTCTAATGTAGAGATAGCACTTTGCATTAGTTCAAATCTATAGTTCGCACTTGCAAATACAGAAGTTCCACCCACCTGTACATCACCAGATGTACCAGTCACAGATGGTGTACTTGTTATCGAAAGTGTGTATGAGTCAATACCTATATCTGCAATTGCAGTATGAGTTTTGTTTATCTCTGTTAAACGAACACCATTTATTTGATATAGTTCTATAGTATCACCAACTGCGTGTGCGGCTGCATCTGAAGAACCAATACCTCTGGTTAAACTTGAAAGTGTAGTTCCAGATATTGTACCAGACATTATCTCATTATTGACCTTTACTGTTACAGTTCCAGAACTTGGAAAGTTTGTTGCAGACGTAATGACTAAACTTGTTGATGAGATAGTAATTGCAGTTGTAGCGACTGTTGTTGATACACCAGAAGATACACCAGTTATAACTACGTTGTTACTGGTACTATACATTCCATGATTTCTATGATTTACTTTTACTTTAGTAGTTCCGTTAGTAATTATTATTGGATTTGCAAGAAGTTTTTCTGCATAGACAGGAGTAGAAGAACCCTCTTCAATAGTTCTCGCTTCTAAGATATTATCGTTAGTCATAGATATCGTTGCACCACCTGTATTAAATACAGCTTTTCGTAGTGTAAACTTCATGTCTTGAGATTGCACTGCATCCCATGTTCTATTATTCTGAGATTTAAATAAAGTTCCAAGATGTGGTTGTGCAGATATAACTCTCTTAGTTCCACCTACGTCTTGTTCACCCATTTGTGATATCCATACTTTGTATTCTAAACTATTAGACATCACAACAAAACAATACTCAGTACCCTTTTGTAAAAAGATTGGAGAGTCAAAGGTAAAAGTTGTTGCAACATTTCCTGTGTCTGAGTTAATGTTGACATCTGCTGGTTCTAAAACTTTTCTACCAAAAGGTATCAGTTTAGGGCCAGGGTATCCATTTACAACATTTCTCACTTCAACCCAAACAGGTAAAATATTATCTTTCTGTGAAAAGAATAAATCTAAACTCGTTAGAAAACAACCACCTGTTTCTATCACAAGAAATGTTTGTGCGAGTGGATCAAAAGATGTAATATCTGGCGGTTCACTATTTGCACCACCACCATCTCTATCATCATCTGCAAATCCTATAACTCTAGATGCAACAGTAGATGTATCAGTAACACTTGTTGATTGATTAACACTCATCTGTACAACCTCTGCGTTTCTAGTTGCAATAATTGTTTCCTGTACAGTTTCACGAATACCAGATGATATGTAAGTTGTTTGTCCAGCAGAAAGTGGAGAAGGAATTTTTAAGTTTGTTGAACTTGATGATAATCTAAATTCTAATTCACCACTCTTAAAACTTGGTTGTGACTCTTGACCTTGAAATCTATACTCTGGTATTCTAAATGAGAATGAAGCTTTACCAGACCCATTCGTAATTAATGGACTTCCCTCAACTGGTGATGTAACATTAGAAAACTCTTCAGCAGATGGTGTAACAAATGTACTCATGTCTTTACCATCAAAGAACGCATACAATCTTATGCCTGGTCTGAAACATTCTCCTGTAACAGTTAGAGTTCTTGGTCTTACGAAAGGTATGATGGCTCTTGATATAACTCTGTTACCTAGTGACTCTTCCTCTATATTCTCTACAACTTGTGTGTTAACACCTGTTCTTGTCAAATCTGTTCTAGTGGTTTCTATTGTTCTTTCAACAATAGTTTCTCTCATTCCAAAACCCCTACCTGTTTCAGTAGTTCTTGAAACAACTCCACTCCATTGTGTCTGCCATGCGTTCCATACAGTTCCCATAACACCTCGATTTCTTAGTCCTGCTTGAATAGTGTTAAAGTTACCCTCAACATTGATAATCAACGCTGGAACTTCCTCTGTTTCAAACCACTCATCACCACTTGGTTCTAGAGTTATCTTACCAACCCACTCATGTATAAGATATGTTTGAACATTCTCAACTCTTGTTGCATATGGTTGTGTGATAAATGCACTTGATGTATATGGTAGTGTTAGTAGGTCACCTGTCTTTTGATAACCAGAAGTTGTTCTTGCAGTATCAGAAGTTGCAACCTCAGTAAGTGCAACATTTCTCATGACACACTTAGGTCTTAGTAAGTTCTGTTCCATATCAATCGCAACTTGATAATCTTTGTGTAGAACATCACCTACTCTGTGTCCACCAAAGTTATCAACAATAAATCCAGATTTAAATCTATTCAATCCATTTGCATCTTGTATTTCAAAAGACTCTGCATCTCTTTCTAATAAAGACAATGCAGTTACGGCTTCTATATTTTCAATTCTATTTTTTAGTCTACCAATATCTCTCATGGTAAACCTTTGTGTTTTTTCTCTTCTTACTCTAACATCAGTTGGTTTGAATGTAAATGCAGGCAAGTCAATTGTCGCAAGTTTCATTCCGTTGTCTATATCTTTTGGTAGTCGTGGAAACTCTGCTGATGCACCCTCTAGTATTTTAAACTCACCTGTAGTTGTTAGGAATATAGTTGCAATTTTACCAAGAAAAAATTCAAAGTCGTGGTTGGAAGAACTATCTGGTTTCGGTGTGTTAACTACAACCGAACCTGTTCCACTAAAAGACCTTGAGGTAAAGTCAAATGAATTACCTGTAATGGTATCCGTTGCAGTAACAGTTGTTGATGCACCTGTAACATCTGCGACTGTTGGTCTAAAGTCTAAACAATCTCGTAAGTCAAAATTACCAGTTGGTTCTGGGTCATCTGGGTCAATTCTTGCGGCTGTGTATGTTGGTATATCATCATAGTTCATCTGACCAGCAACTGGACTATAGGAGTCTACTGAGAAGAACTCACCAGAACCATGTGAGAAAAAGTCAAACACTACAAGTAATCTACCACTTGGTGACACCACGCCTGGTTTTCTAACTATTCTACCTATGTCGTAAATATTATCTCTCTGTCCTGTGTCAAGTTCAAAGTTCTGTGTAACTATCTTACTACCAGCAGTTTTAGTTCCTACAGTTGCAGTCGCACCAGACGACTCTCCTGTTATTGTTTCTCCAACTGCAAAATCAGTCACACCAAATGTTCCGTTCAGCGTATATGTCATTGGAGTTGTTGTGGTTAGAACTCTACCTTTTGCATTTGTTGTACCACCTGTAATTTTCTCACCTCTGGTAAACGTACCAACTATACTTGATATTTCCATAGTGGGTGCAGTTGCATCTGCACTTGTATCTTCTGAGTCATATACTGCTTGTAATCTATAAACGTCTGCACGACCTAGTGATATTTCTTTATCACTCGCTCTTACACCATACGCACCATCATCATCACTTGCAAGAACTTTTACTTGTTTCAATAAATTAGTAGTTTTAATTCTTGCAGTCACAGATGTCTTGGTAACAGTTCCTATGAACTTAACTTTTGCAGATGCTCCCAGAACAGTCGCATCAGTTATGGTGACTGTATTACTACCAGTTCCAGATATATTACCTGTCATATCAACATGGTCACCTTGAGCTCCTGTACCACCACCAGCCGTTAAGATTGATATTGAGTAATCTAGGTTTGAAAAACTAGCGAATGTTTCATTTGTTCCAGCAGAAAATGAAACAGCACCAGATGCGTTTGTAGTACCTACGAACTGTCTTCTAATAACTATTTGTGAGTCACTTGCACCAGCGTTGTCATCTGTTAATAGAGTTTTTATCACTCTCTTAGGTAATCTAAATATCGCAGTATTTTTTTCTGGTTGTTGTAAAGTTGCAGACCTCACTGTTTCCAATTCAACTCTGTCAAAGTCAGCACCATCTTCACCCAGAACAAAGTCACCATCACCATCTTCTTGTCTTACAAAAGATAATTGACCTCTTTTATTTTCTGATAAATCAGCAGTAAAATCTTGACCACCATCATCATCATCCATAAAGACTGCCTTTGCATCTTCAAACTTAAATGATCTTGTTTCAGATACAGTTAAATCAGCGTTTGAGGCATCCTCTATAAGTTGACCTGTTTCTGCACTATCAGATGCAAGTATCTTTTCACCTGCTGAGAATGTCCCTCTAACATTCACAAGGTTTATTACAGATGCAGCTCTAAGTCCATCATCACTAGTTTCTGTACTGAAAACAAATCCAACTGCTTTAGATGTTGCACCCTCTAGTCTTACACCACCACTTGTGTGTGTTGCAGTTAGTAGGGGACTTGGTGTATCACTTAGTGTCAGTCTTGTAAACATTTGAACATCAAACAAGAACAGTTTATGTTCTGCGGCTGTATCTCCAGCGACACCTTGAAAAAACTCAAACGCTCTTGGTCTTGCAACACCTATATTTTTACCCATTCCAGTTGTAGCACCTCTGGTTGATGTTGGTAATTCAAATAGTTGTAATTGTTTGTATGGTGTTGTTTCACCAGATATGTCACCAATGTCAGGCATACCATATGCATTTGTTACTCTAACAAAGTTACCTACTTCTAGATTAGTAACACCAGCATTTATAGTTCTTACATCTCTCGCTTTTTCTAAATCTTTAAATGTTATCGCAGTTTTTTCTATTTCAAATCCACGAACATACGCTTTTCCAGGCGTTACTGCGATTGCGAGTTTACTCTCTCCAGCAGTTCCACCATCATCAGTAGTTGCACCACTAGAATATACACCACCAAACTCTTTTGTTTTTACAGAATTATCAATACTTTCTCTAACATCAAACTGAAATGGTCTAGTTGTGTAATCACCAGACTCATCAAAAGTTCTTCTTGCAAAAGTTTCACCTATCTGAGAATACTTTGTAACGTCAACTCTGTTCTCTGTAAGTTGACCTCTTTTTACTGTAACTAATTCTACAAAGTCTGTATCATCTGTTGAACCAGAATCTTTCTTTGCAAGTGTAAGATTAATTTTTAATCTATGAGCACCTTTAGCTGCAAAGTTTGTTGTTCCTGTTGCATTATCCGTAAGACTTGAATCTATTTCTGGTGTAATAAGTTCTTCTAAAACTGTGAAACCTACACGATTACTTTCTGTGGTTGAACTTGAACTTAATAATAAAGTTTGTTCTGCACATCTTACAAACTGTCCACGAATGAAATAAACACCCTCCTCTACTTTTACAGAAGAACCTAATTGGGCTGCACTTGAAGAGTGTGTAGTTGCAGATGCTACCTCAGTGGCATATGATGAGGTGTGTGTAATTGAAACATCTGCTGTTATATTTTCACCATCTGCAAAGGACTCTGTTGCATTATCTGTACCAGAGTTTATGTATCTAAGTATCAATAATGGTTGTGTCGTTGCAGTTGCATCTTGATACCCAATAACGTATGCTTTCATACCACTTGTTGCACCTGTGATAGTCACAGGAGTCGTTGCATTATAATACTGACTTGGTGTAATTGTTTCTCCAGCGAATGTGGTTGCAAGTTGCACATTAGTTACTGCTTTTGAATAAGTAACTTGGCCTGGGATAACGACAGTTCCCTCTTGGAACATATGTCTACCAAACCTTTCGATTTGGTTTTGCATGATTGACTGAAGTTGTGTTAGTTCTCTCGCTTGTATTGCAAAGCCAGGACGAAAGAGAACACGATGAAAATTATCATCTTTGTCATAATCGTCATAATAAGGTGCAATGTTTAGGTCTGTAATTTGTGGCATACTAGAACTCTATGATAAGTTTGATGTCTTCCGTTTGGTCTGACGCTCTTGAGATTGGTTTTCTATTTTCCAGATAGATTATAGTACCACTATCTGGTTGTAACTCTGGATTTGCATAACCAGTTGTCAATGATATTGTATTGTTATTTGCGAGTGTGACTGTTTCAGTTACACTTGATGGTGTTAGTGTTGCACTTGATGTTCCACCTGTGATTGTGTTTGTTCCACTAAACGCAACGTATCCACCATTTGTAGAACTTGTACCAAAGTCTGCAAATCTTTCTTGTTGATAGTAAAGTAAGTTTCTACTTGAGTCAAACTCAACCACCTTTCCTACTGCACCAGTCGATGATTGTGTTATCTGTTCGTCTGCTGAGAATGTACCAGAAACACTTGAACCTTTTAAAACAAAAGTTTGTCGTGCAGTTGAGCTACTTGCGACTGTTGATGTTCCAAAAGTAGTTGGGTCTACAACAAGACCAACCTGTCTAAAATCGTTTGCAGTTGTAAAGTCATCACCCTCTGCTTGTGTTAGTGTTGTAGATGTCATCACAAAATGTCCACCTAGTTCTGCAACTGCATCATTACCATGTCCCTCTTTAGGACTGATAACGACTGATACTGCACCACCACTTCCACTTCCCATAGAAGATGCACTCGATAAGTCTGAGTCAGAGAATGTAAAACTAGAACCTAAGTTTACTGTTCCAAATGTGTAACTAGTTCCAGCGGCATGAATTGTTGTGTCTGAACCAGCAGTCAATCCAAAAGATTGTATTGCACCACCTGATACTGTAATCCTTACAATCGCACCAGATGATGTTCCTTGACTTGTTCCATCTCCGAACACGGCTGCGTAGTAAGTTCCGTCTGAGTATCCAGAACCAGCAGTAATTATTAGTGACTCAATAGCACCATCAGTTGCGGCCGCACTTACAGTTGAGTCAGTAGATACTGGCATGAAGTCCGTTGTTAAGAACTTAGCGGCATCAGATGAGGATATAGAGTACATATACTTGAGAACATATCCACCTAATGCAAATGGTGATGTGGACTCAGAGGTTGGTTCAGAACCAGAGTATGAAGTTCCACCATTGTTGTCTAAAACTTTGTATACTCTGTTCGCAGACGTTAGGAAATAAAATGTTGAGTCATATAGATTAGATGAACCAGAAGTTGTTGTATTGTCTGAACTAATGTTGTGTTCATACATATCGTAGGTCGTTCCGTTTGCAAAGTTTCTTCTTACAACTGCTCTTGTAATGTCAGATGAAGATATATTCTTTGCACCCAACATTGAGTCCCAAGAGTAATACTCTGTTTGTCCTACTGAGTCTGCTGGTGTGGGTGGTGAACTATCACTACCCCCAGATGTAGCAGATGAAAAGGGACTTGACTTTCCCAGAAATAAGTAGTATACACTTGCAGATGCTTCAGTAAATGATTCGACAAATTGTGAGGCATTGTGCAGTCTAAACTTTTCAGTGATTATTGCGGCCATATTCTAATCCTTTGTTTTATTTATACGTTTATTTATGGTATTATTCCTGTTGCACCTTCTAAACTTATATTATCACCAGCATCAGCGGTGGTGTCTAATACAAGAAATGCAATCTCCCCAACATTATCTAATGTTCCATCTTCAAGAACTACTTCTCCAGTATCCCTCACATTAATTACAGAACCACGAACAAATGGTTGATTACCAATTCTTACTTTTGTACTTGTTGAACTATTTAGTCTTAGATTTTCAAATGGTATTTGACCCCCATCTAGTTTTATTTCAAAACTTTCTGCAACTACTCTTCCACCAGCGAATACTGTTGTTTCATATTGTAGGAAACCACCTTCATCTGTGTTATCTTCAAGTGCGATATAGTCGTCAAAACTATTTGTAGACGCTGTTTCTGTTAATAGACTTCCAGACTCCTCTAGAATGAAGTTTACTCTGGTATCCTCTTCTGCGGCTAAGAAACAATTTTCATCAGTTCCATCTTCATCAGATCCATCAAGTAGTAGTCTACCAAAGTCTTCTAGTAGTAATCCAATCTCTTCAGTTGCGTTTGCGTTGTTCTGGTCATTTGGTGGATCACTCAGTAATATCTTAGATGATCTCAGTATATCCTCAAACTTGAGTTCACTAATATCACTTAGACTTGGTAACACATTATCAAAATCTTCTAGAACTATTCTATCACCATCGTTAAGAGTGAACGTAGAGTCAAAAGTGCTTGGTGGGAACTGTCCATCTTCTGCGAGTAAGATACCACCTGTTTCAAGTTCTATTCTGTCTAGTTCACCTGTGGTTGTGAACCCTTGATCTTCATTTAGTGTTCTGTTACCATCTTCCATCAAGATGTTACTACCTGTTTCTAATATAACGTGGTCTAAATCTTCATCACCCTCTAATAGTAATGGTTTGTTGAAAGGTAGTGGGTTTGTTCCATCCATGACTACCACACCAAATTCAAACTTACCAACCTCACCATTTTCTAACTGTATACCAGCAGGGTCAGAACCAAAAGGTCTTTCTGCAAGTTGTATCAATAGATTGTTAACAACTCTTTGTTGTGGTCTAGTTGCAATTTTTACTTCTGTGGGTTGTAGAACTGCGAGTTCAAAGTTACCACTTGCAACAAGTGGAGCACTCTCTGACATCAATCTACCATTGTCAATACCATCATCACTAACTAACACATTATCACCAGTAGTTACAAACGCATCTTCAAGTAGAACTGTTTCAGAACCAGGCTGTTCTAAAAATTCATCTGATCCAACAACAATGTTTGTTACAGGTTGTGTATTAAATCCTGCTAGTTCAACAAAATCAGTAAAGACTAAGGCACCGAATGTAGTATTAGTTCCGTCTGTATCACCAAGAATAACAGGAGTAGAGAAAGTTGCATCTGAAAGTGCGACAGGAGGTGTCTCCAACAATAAACTATCAAGTTCACCAAATATAACACCAGACTCTAAATCTATCTTACTATGTTCGTCTGCAAATCCAGCGGCAGATGAGTCAAGAATTACATACGCAATATCATAACCATATCCACTTGGTTGTAAACTATCTTCCAGTAGTATAGAGAAGTCTACGTTAGTTGTAGTTGTTGATGTCGTAGACTTACCATTAAGTATAATTTTATCTCCAGGCAAAAGACCATTCTCAAGAAGTATCTGGTCATCTGTATCACCAACATTATAAGTTGGAGCTTCCATTCTTCTTTCAATTTCAACTTGGAAGATGTTAATAAGAGTAGATGCAAGTTCTGGTGTAAATGTATCATCACCTGTGTAATCTGGGACATCTGTTGCTGTGGTCTTGAGTGCAACCGATACTTGACTTGCGATAGATACTTTTCCAAATGGTCTGAACCCTGCTGGGTGAACTGCCTTTTGTAATTGTTTTAGATAATTACCTAAAGATACACCAACCTGTACTTCGTATGAGTAGTCTTGGTAATAGTAGGAGTCTTGAATACGATTTAAATCTTCACCAAGTAAACTCTGAATGTCTATATACGAACCCTCATTTGTTTGTGTAATCGCAACCGAACTTGTTATCGTTCCGATATTCGCCTTCATGATTGTTGCACTTGCACCACTTGAGTCTGTAATTGTTACATTCTTATTACTGAAGTCAATCGCTTCTTCATTGATAATATTGTCACCAGCATCAGTTGATGATGAGTCAGTTCCGTCCAATAGAATATCACCACTACCAGTTTCATCTTCGAACAACACTTTATCGTTTGCATCATCATCACCATCTGTGCTGTTAAGTATTAAACTATCACCAGCATTTTCAGTTGCGAGTTGTTGACCATCATTCGTTCCGCTGGAGTCTGTTCCGTCAAGTAATAGTTTTGCAACTGTGCTATCCTCTTGAAATCTGTCGATAAGTAACTTACCACCATCATCTTGAACAAAGAAACCACCAACTGTTTCAGATGTTTGTCCAGCAAACTCTGTATCATTAATTCTATCAAGTGTTGACATTTCAAGAAGTATCGCTCCACCAAAGTTATCCTCTATACCAGTTGTTTCTACTGTATCGTCACCCTCCTTGAGTAAGACAGAAGTTGCACCATCATTTGAACCATCTTCTAATAGTATACTTGCGTTCTGGTCATGTGCATCTGTAGCACTTAAATCTAAATTAATCTGTGCTGGTCTAGTTGAAACTAAACCCTCTTCTCTTAGGAAACCATTACCTAAAGAGTCTTCTAGTTGTAATCCAAAGATTGTAGTTGCACTACCATTAAGTACAATATTATCACCCCTATCTCTTACAAAAGTTTGCACTTCTTTTGATCGAATAAGTCCACCCATACCAGAATGATTAACACAATAGTAGTATAAATCTGGAGCGTCTGTTGCAACAGTTATTTGTAGAAATGCACCTGTAGTTCCTGCTTCTATGTAAGCCGCAGATTTTGTTACACCTGTGGTATACTCAGAACCACTACCATGTGTTCCATCTGATGTGGTTGATAATCTAAGGATATGATTATTACCAGATGTCGCATTGTATAGTGAACTATCAGACAAATCAAAATAGTATGTGTTACTTTGTACAAATGATAATGTCGGTTGGTTTACACCATTTATCTGATAGATGTTTGCAGTATCATCTGCATTTCTGACAACCTTTACTTTTAGTACAATATAGTCTGGGTCTGGAGTGACAACCTCTGTTCCCTCAAGCACAATTGAGTCACCCTCATCTGGTTCAAAGTCTTGTGTATCCTCAAGCAAGAAACCCTCTGCAATGTCCTCATCTTTTAATGTGTATTCTTCTAGTTGTATACCCTCTTGAAATGTACTTGATGATTCTTGTTCAACTCTAACCACGTTCTCAAAGGTGGTATCAAGAACACCAGTAGAACTATCAAACCCCTTGACTGTTCCAGTATGTGTTGTTAGTGTGTTACCATTTGTAAAAGTCCCTGTTACATCTTTTACAACAAAGTGAGCTCTTGGTGTCATCTCTGGTGCGTTAGACTCAGAGTATGCAAAACCAGCGTCTTGTATTTTTACCTCATCAATAGCACCAATGTTATCTGTTACTGCAACTATTTTTGCATCTGCACCAGTTGTTGTGGTAAGAGAAAGAGTTGGTATATCAGTATACGCACCCCCACCATCTGATATGTGTAGTTTTTGTATAGACCCACTTTCAGCAGTATCACCGATATCTTCGAAAGTTCCAAACTCCAACACTATTTGGTCTGTCGGTGTTCTGTGTGCATCTTCCTGTTCAAGATCTAAACTTGACTCCGTTAGAATATTATGTCCAGCGTTTGCAGAAGCACCATCTGTTCCATTTAAGATAAGTGCATCATCACTTTTACCCACACAATCAACTCTTGCATTATTTGGTGGTGCATCTCTAAATGTAAGAGTTGTACCTACAAGAGTAAAATTAGAAAGTCCATCTTTTCTGGTTGCATCTTGTTTTACATTGTTTAGAAAAACAGTTATTGTATCTGTACTCGCACTCAGATTTGTTAGAGTAAATGCTGTGGTTGTTCCATCACCTTTGAATTTATCTGTGGTTATCTGTTCAAGTATTATATTGAAAGGTTCTAGGTGTGTGTTTGTTCCAGACTCTAATATGATTGCATCGTCTGTCAAACTTGAGTCGTCTAGTGTTCCAGTTTCTAACTGAACACCACCACCAACCATACTGACAAAACCCACAGCAGACTCTATATTTGTATCTGCACTCACAGGAGTGAAAGTTATAGCATCTCCTACCTCATAGTTTGTACCAACATTATCAATCTCAACTCCACTTACTGAACCTCTCTTGATACCACCAACTCTTACTACTGCACTTCCATTTCCTATAGATTCTACATCTATTAATTCTTGTGCATCATGTAATATACCAGCGTTCGTTACAGTTCCAGATGATACGATAGGTCTTACTGTAAATCCAACCACTACGTCTTTAGTTGTTGAGGTCGCAGTAAATCTTTCACCATCAGTAAACGAACCTACTTGGTTTGCGAGTTGTAATTCTGATATTGGAACACCAACTTGTTGGAACTCCACACTTGATTCTATAACGGCAGTTGCACCAGATGACACACCTGTAATTACTTGTCCTATTATTTCACTACCGACAACACCAGAGTCAGGTGAGGCTCTAAGAATTGTTTTCTGTCTGAAGTCACCATGTGAGGGTTTCATTATAAATTCATTAGGAAGAAGAACAGTTGCCTCCTCACCTAAGAATAGTCTACTGAATAGTTTAGTCGCTTCTGTAGTACCTTTAGCGGCATATAAATCTTTTATGTTTTTGATTAAGTTTCTTTTTGATACACCAGTTGCGAGAGAATTTGGTATCCCTGCCATGAATGACAATCTAAGTTTTTCAAGAAAATCGTAGATGGTTGTATCTGTATTACCATACTCAAGAAGTTGTTGTATGTTCTGTACAGGGTTTGCACGATATTCATCTACAGTTGCAGTAGAACCAGATGTAGAACCTGTTATAGTTTCACCTGTAATAAACAATTGTTGTGATGTTGTGTAAAGAAATTTATTTCTAGAGTCTTCAACGAGAACAGTTGCAGTCGCATTAGATGTTGCCCCTGTAATCGTTTCTCCACTTACAAACTGACCATCTGAACCTGTACCAGACTCAGTAACAGTTCGTTCCTCATCTTCTTGTAAGATATAATTTGTAGTTACTGTTTCTTGTTTAACATAGTCTACTGTCGCAGTTATAGTAAGTCGTCCTGCTTCTAAAAATTTATAATAATCTTTTAAAAATTTTAAGAATAAAGAATGATCTGTCTGTACAAAATCTGGCGCCTGTCCAGATATAAGTGAAGATACCTTAGTGGTAAGCTTGATGTCATTCTTACTCATTGTTCACTCTTAGTAACCAGATGTTTCTGGTGTTGTTGACGCTGTTGTTGATACAGTAGTTGTACTTGTTGTTGCAGTTGTTGTAACAGTATAACCTTTTCCAGTTGTTGCAGTTGCATCAACTGTACCAGACACAGTTGTGTTTGTTAAGTCTAGTTCTAATAACTGGTTTCTAACAGGTACGATATCGTTTGAGTTTGGTAAAACTGTAACTCTAAATTTCGTAGACGTAGAACCATCAACATTAGAAACACTTGTTATTTTTATTGGGTTTAATTTTATTTCACCATTTGTATAATCAATAGTTCCAGCGGTAACATCATAATATGTTCTAACCCCAGCAACAAGATAATAAATTCTTATGTTACCACTACCATCATCATCAAGAAAATACTCTAGAGTTCCTGCTTCTATAGAGAAACCTGTAGATGCAGTAATACCACCAGCCGCAGAGTTGTGTCCATCATGTGGATGAAAGAACGCATTATCAAAACTTAGTGTGTATGCAGTTGCCTCTGAGGTCACAGGTGTAATAAACTTTCCAAGTGTAACTGTTGTTACGTTACTTAATATAGAATTATCTGTATCATCAATTACACCTGTAAGTTGTGAATGTCTAAATGGTTTGTTGAAGTCTTGCAAGTTATTACTATTATAGTTTGATATGGTTGTACTTATTTCAGTTTCTAAATCATTCACAGTTTTTGTTGTTGTATTTGAGTCATACTGAAATGTAACTCCAAGTATAATAAAAGTTGTCTCTGCGTTAACAATAACTGGAGTAACAGATGCAACTTTGTACTTTCCTAAGTCCGTAACTAATTGACTCTTCTCTGTATCGGTAAGATTTTGTCCTGTGGTGTTTCTAATTGATATAAAAACTTTACCATACTCTGGAACTGAAGTGATACCTGTTGCTGGGTCAAACCCACCATCTTCTCCACCCCATACGGATACTGCTTGTGTGTTTGGAAATAATTTTTTTGTGTATGTTATATAATCATCTGAAGTTACTGCACGACCTTGTGATGCGTAGTCAAGTGGTGCCTGTAATTTTATAGATGCAAGACTTTCTGGTTCTGAACCACCACTTGCATTGTTTACTGTTGTCACTGTTATTGTACTAACACCATCTATTGATGAGGGTGCAGTAAAAGAAGATGCACCATTAGCTGCAGTTTTATTTGTAACAACATATTGGAGTATAACTATGTTACCATCAGATAGTGACTTACTAATATTACCATCTCCAAAATATATTTCTTGTCTACCATTCTCAACCTCTTGTAGATAGTAAACAGAACTTGAAGATGTTAGTTGTGATATGTCTGTTGCTTTTGTATAGGTTGTGGTAGTTGAATCAGATGCAGAGTTTTGAACTTTAACTGTTAGAGTTGTTGTGTCTGAACGACTGTCTGGTAATAAGAACCTTTGTTCTACACTAGATGTATCAGCAAGATACTTTGTTGTTATATAAGTTCCCTCATATATTTTTACGTTGGTAAAAGTTACTGCACCACCAGAACCAGTTTGAGTTATCGCCTCAGAAGTAACAAACTGGAAACTTACATCATCAACTGTCGTAGAGAATGCAGTTCCAGCGGGCATGGTCTTAGATGAACTTGTGGTTGTCAATGCGACATTGACAGTTGCGATAGGGGCTCTTGCAGATTGTATTTCATATCCTAGAGTCTTTGCGTGTGATACAACACTTGACCTAAGTGATGCACTATCAAGGAACATTTCGTTTGCGAGCATATTCGCATTAAACCCAAGATAGTGAGTATTATATGCAAGTATATCTAACATGATATTCATACCAGAACCCTCAAAGTCATAATCCTTAAACTCTGATTGTCCTTTTAGAAATACTTTTAAATTATCCTTTACATCATCAAAGTCAAATTCTGTAATATTTAATCTTCTATCGTTTACTGCCATTATCGTAATCTTTCTAACATGACTGACATATCTACTAATTCAGTCGGAGTATTAACAACATAAAATTCTACTGATACCTCATATGCATTACGATCTAAGTCTGGTAAAGCACGAACTGAAACCAGACGGGCTCTAGGTTCAAAATTTTCAATTACGTCCTCAATCTTTCTTGCAATAGTTACTGCTGTGATTGGCGACATTGGTTCAAACAACATTTCTCTTACACCACCAGCGATTTCTGGGTGAAAAAACTTCTCATAGGTATTGAGTTGCACAAGGTTACGGATAGACCTCTTGACTGCCTGTACATCAGTTATAGTTTGAATATCACTATTGGACGTTTTCTTTCCAAAAAATAAATCCAAATCTCTATACTGTCTTGTACCTCTCGCAGTATTATTCGATTGTGCATCATACACTGCCATTATAGACTCCTAATTTATATTATTTATACCACTTGACTCGATCCACTACCAAGAGATGCAACTTGTACAGGTGCAATATTATTTGCAAGTGCAATTTTTCTCTCTGCAACAAATCTTTTTCGTAATCCACCATGTAAGTTTGGACTAGATTTAAATTTTCTGGGTATACTATTAATTTTTATATCATGTATCTCATTAATTAATTCTTCATCAGTAGGTTCTGTCTTTCCTCGTCCCTTTAAGTTTCTAACTGCCTCTTTGACTATAGTGTGACAACCACCAGCACCATACTGAACTGCTGTACTCCATATAGTATCTTGTAATCCGTTACTGTGCGTACCATCACATATGTCTATTCCTGTGCTTCCCTTTATCTTTCGAACTGCAACGTCATGATACTTTCTTTGTATGTAATCATGTTGTGCTTTTTGGAATCTGGTTGCAGTAGTTTCATTAGTTGCAAGTTCTACCCACTTGTTTCTAAAACTTGATGCACCTCTGGTTGCACCAACATTACCTCCTGATTGTTCAAGTGCTTTTGAAAAGTCAGAGAAACCATTAGAATCAGTTCCAAGAAATGTTAAGAACTTATTCATTGCACCAACCTTTGTCGCAATCTGATAAGAACCATAAGACCAACCACCTAAATCATCTTTGTATGATTTTGTATTGATTGCGGCTGGGTTTCCATTAGACTCAAACCTTGCAGACTGAGAACCTAGTTCTGGTCTAGTACAATCGCCTGGAGGTGATATGACTGCATCTGCATCTCCACCACCAGCAGGAGATGAACCACCCACTGCAACTCCACCCTCACTTCTACCAGATCTAGGTGCAAGATTTACAGGATTACCATCTGCATCTTCTCCCTGTGGGTCATCTTCACCAACACCCTCAACAAGTGATGACTTAGGTTCAGATGTAAGTATCTCTGGGAGAAGAACTTCGATTGGGTCTTCTTCTTCTGGTTCAGTTGGGTCTGTAACAGATGCAGAACCAGGCGATGTAATAGATGGGTCTGTTAAATGTGGAACGGCTGCACCAGCGGTAACTGAAACAAGATTAGAACTGGTTGCATTTAGATTATACGTTGTTGCATCAATGTCTACAGTCGTACCATTGATACCTACAGTCGCACCTCTTATGTTAGATGCAGTTGAACCATTGATAGTTGTGGTTGCAGAAGTTATAGCTGCGACTGTAGATGCATCAACATCAAAAGATGCAGTATCTATATTTACAGTTGTGGTAGTGAAGATATCAAATGCACCACCAACATCATCAGACCTCGTTACATGAAACTCTGTATCACCACCCTTAACAAAGTGTAATAAGTTCGCCTCATGATTATTAGTGACAATACCAGAATGATACCTATCTATCTTATCACCATATCTCTCATCCACTGCACCATGAATACTTCTGGTGTATTTGTCATTGAATGTTTCTAGTACCTCACCATTTATATCAAGTGCCTCAGTACCCTCAATCCTAGTTGTTCTATTTCTACCGATATCCTCTGTGACATCATCTTCTACTTCTATGTTCAGATTAGTACATTTGATGTTAAGTGTTCCGTCTATGGTTAAGTGCATATCGTTTTGTATGAACTCAAATAGACTTGACTTTGTTATTCTGTAATTGTTGTTTTGTACTTTGTCAGTTCTGTTACCGATTGCATCTACTTCTGTGAAAGTTCCAGAACTTGCATACTGGTGAAATCTTTGTCTGCCTGGCGTATCGTCATACTCAACCACATGACCAGACTCAGACTCGAATACATGGTTCTTAGGATAACTTGCATTATAAGTTGTTTCTGGTTCATCAAAAACAGTTCCATCAGCAGAACGTATACCCTCTAGTCTTTGGGCTCTCTTGTCACCCACGATAGTATCTCTTACTTCAAAGTTCCTTGCGAGTCTATTTGTGTCTGCCTCTCCAGCAGTTCTAGGATATACGGAAACATTATAATCTGATTTAGATGGGTCGGAACTTCTACGATTAGGGTCATTGAAACCTTTGTTTGGGTCACCTAATTCTTCTGGAACTCCAGGCAGTGTTCCTATGATTACAGGTTGTTGTTTGTCCTCTGCATCCATGAAGAAACCAATAACGTGTGTTCCCTCTATCATGAATGATGGTGTATTACCCATACCACTATTAGATGGGTCTGTCACAGGATGCACGACATGAGCCCAAGGCAAATCCTCTGTTGGTATTTTTATTTTATCTTCTGTGTGATATCCCATACAACGAACTCTCACACGACCAAGTTGTGATGGGTCATCTCTGTCTTCTACAACTCCGACAAACCAGACGAAACCATCCATTCCCATAAAGTTTTGCATAAATAGACTCCCTTACAGAGTTATTTATGAGTTTTATTTAAACTTATCGTTGAGAGAATCTAACACACTATCTATGTTTGGTTCTTTTCCGTTGGGGTCATATTTGCAACGATACTCTGCTGGACATTGGCCCTCGACAACTAATGTGAAAGTATTATTCGCACCTTTATAGATACAGACTTGTTGTCCGTTCCTTGCTTGAACTCTTTTAAATCTTCTACAGGTTACATACTTAGGGTCTTCACGTTTACCTAATCTCTTCTCTTGATCCCAAGTCCAATCTGAAAACTTCTTGAGAAAACAACTGAAACACTGAATGATGTTATCTGGTTGTTTTGTTTCTGCAAGAAGTGGTTGTGAAAAGATTGTAAGGTATATGACTACCCATGCACAAATATTAATCTTCTGAATAGTAGAAAGAGTTTTGAGATTTTTCTGATAGGACATATCGTGTGTTCAATCTATGTAGATAATATATGAGTCCAAGAATGACCCATGCTGTGTTGTGGAAATCCCAAGGCACAAACAAGTAATAGTACATATCAAAGTACTCAAGAAAGTACTCAATGACATCTAACACTTAGACATAACCTCTGGTGGAAAGATAAAGATAAAAGAGGAAACCTATAAACCCAACTCCTAGAGCAACGAGAACTGTTATTCCAACCCACTCCCAGATTACTCTCCATCTTTCTTCTTGGTCGTAAATCATCTTCTGACGTTTCTTACGAATGTCTGCTTCTGTTCTGAGTAGTTCCTCCCAAGCACCATGACCTCTGGAAAACATAATAATATTCTTGAGTTGATCTCTCATATCCTCTGTCTTCTTTTTTGCCATAAGTGTTTGCAATGCCTCCTCTTCTACAGAACCAGCCGCAAATAGTTTTTTGAATAATGGTGGTTTCTGGTTTAGTTCTTCTGCTTTTTTAATATCACTAACTGCTCCCATCCATCTGGCCATATCACCTGCCATACCTTCAACATCTCTCCCTGCTTGGAAACCTGTCTTAATTGCATTAAAGGCTGTGGTTGCAACACCTAGTGCTGTTACTGGATCAATCATTAACGTACCTCTCTCTAACTCGCAGTATTATTTATAATAACGACTTAGAGAAGAATAGTTATAGAGTGAAAGTAATTAAAAGTAAAATCCAGATTAAGAGTAATTCTTGCCAACTGATTGCATTACTTGTGTACGCAACCCAAGATAGATTACCACACATATAACATAAAGTGAGATAGATGAAATATTCTATCATGGAGGCATCACAGTATTCATGTCGAGTTGACCAAATTGACTGATACAGAATCTACCACTCTTGGTATTCCTATATTGTTCTTCCATCTTAACAGGTACAACTCCGTGTTTAATAAATGATGGGAATATAAATGTTCTGTTGTTGTATGATTTTATTTCTGTGTCATAGTCTGGTAAAATTAAATCACCACCTGTAAATCTTTTTGGTTCTTTGTATAACCATGTCAGAGATGTAACAGTAGAAGAGTCGATGTGAGTTTTGTACTCATCATTCTCTTCGTAGTATCCTACTTGTGTGTTGTCTTTGTTGATGTGTAAGTTTTTAAAAAACCATGAGTCGTGTTGACGAAATATCTCATACCCATTTCCAAATAGTTTTCTGTTGACCATCAATATGTTTGACATATCTCTGAACGCATACAGTCCATCTAGGTATGAATGATAATTTAATTTAAGTAGTGTTCCCTCTGGTGTTTGAGCTCCACCACTCTGTACAGTCGCTCTTCGTAACTTAGTAGGATAACAAAGAAAGTCTAACTCTTCCCATATCAAAGAGAGTTCACCCTCATCATAATAATCATCTATGATGATGTAAGGAAAAGGTTCGTTGTAGTTTTTTATTTCCATGTCTTCAACTTAATCGCAGACTCTATGGTTGTATCAAAGTCCTCGTTAATAACTCGTTCTCTGGGTAGTAATGTGTCACTACTGATACCACCTATGAAGAACACAAGTGTGAGTCTATCACTATCACCAACATCAAAACTATTTGCTCTGTGAAACTCCTGTGCATCATAAATTATTAATCTGTTGTAGATATTCTGAAACCTAACAGTTTCATAAAACTTATCATTATTTCTTTTGAGAGCTGTAGTATAATCCTCATCTGAGATTTCACCACCTGTATAATAAAAATGTTTCTCTGGATTAGTCTTAGAAACTAATTTGTTTTTGTATTCTGGTTTTACTCTCATCAATGACGTTCCACCATTTGGGTCTGCATCTGGTGTGAGGTATATCAGTCCTGCTAAATCTATATCACCTTTGTCTGCACTTGTGTCTTGATGAACCCAACCCTCATTGACAGACATCTTAGGTATTTGTTGAAAACACGCATTACTATGTGTCCAACCAAAGTTAACATAACTCATATCAAAGTATGCAGACAATATCTTACATATGATATGTTGATTGACTACATTGTTTACTTTGAATAGTTCGTCACTTCTTACTCCAGGCCATGAACCATCACCACTAGGAATTTTATCTAACGACAGTCCCCACTCTCTAATTTCATCTGGGTTGAGAAAAAAATCATCTACACAAACTGAGAAGAACTTCTTCTTCATTTCTCTAGAGAACTTTGCCTTGTGTTGATAACCACTCATCATATACTCCTTATGTGCAACTTCTTCAAGTGTCGATAAAGACTAGGACACTTCTTCGCTTTTGTATCCCACTCTTCCTTTCTTCTTTCTAATTGCATTATTCTTTTGTTCCACTTGTCACTAAAAATATTTAGGTCACTTTCACGAGTCCCATACTTTAGTGTGTGTTCATCTGTGGGGTGAAAGTTCATACCAGCCGCAATACAATTCATTCCAGAAAAATTAGGATAGTGAAACTTATCGAAACTCCACTCGTTAATATTCTGAAACGTACTATCTATTCTCTTGATACTACTTTCTACTCCGTAATCTCTTCTTTGTATATCTCTCCAGTATTCCGTGTCATCTCTGATTGATAATGCGTAGTGCGATGCAACGAACTCTGCAAACTCTTTGAAAAACTTTTTACAGTTTGCGTTGAACTGGTCTTTGACAAAAGTTGAAACTACAGGTCTATCTCTAAGTACCTTTACAAGTCTAACAAGAAACTCATGCACACTCAATAGTCCGTTACTCTCAAGTGGTTCTATGAAACCAGCAGACAATCCTATCGCACAAACATTCTTTACAAATATTCTTTTGTGTAGTCCAACTCTCATTGTAAGTTTTCTAAACTCTAGGTCATCTCTACCAAGATATTTTTTAAACTCATCTAGTGCATCATCATCACTTACATACTTGTCAGAGTAAACATATCCTGTACCTATTCTACTCCACAGGGGAATGTTCCACACCCACCCATTGTCGAGTGCAGTACAGTTCGTGTATGGTTTTATTTCTTTCTCTTTGTTTGTGTAAGGTAGATGTGTAGCCCACGCTTTGTTATTTGGTAACATATCTGCGTAACTATCAAATGGTTCTTTCAAAGTTTCACCAAGAAGTAAAGACTTCCAACCTGTGCAATCAATGAACAAGTCAGCGGTGTATCTCTCCAGTTTGTTTGTAACTATCGTGTCGATACCATTATCGCTTTCTTTAACGATTTTGATATCACCTTTCTCCACGACCCCACCGATATCTACAAATCTTTTCTTCAACCAGTTTGCAAACATTACTGCATCAAAATGATATGCAACCTCTTTCTTATAAGAGTAAAGGTCAGGACACAGTTGAAGTGTCTTGTTCATCTCATCAGTAAGTATGGTGTTGTTATTAACAAGTGACATCATAGGATAATGAGTCAATGCGTAATCTGTCACAGGTGTGTCTGGATATAATATCTTTTTGAAATACCAGTCGTTTAGATTTGCAATACTATCGGAAATGTCTGGTCGGCCGAAAGGATAATGAAACCCACCATCACCTTTCTGGTAGAAGTTTTCAAAACGAATACTCATCTTGAGTGAACCATTACATTCTCTCATAAAATCTTCTTCGTGTAAATCAACCATAGACATCCATTGATTGATACCACCTAACGTGCTTTCTCCGACACCGACAGTCGGTACGTTCTCACTCTCAAGTATAGTAATGTTCTTTTCTGGGAAAACTTTTTTTAAAGTATATGCTGACATGACACCAGCACTACCACCACCCACAACAATTATATTCTTCATTACTTTATATATCGACCACAACAGATAGGCATGGATGCGATATTCTTTTTCCAATCTTTGTTGATCTCATCATTCATTTTTCTTTTTGTCATAAAGACAGACTTCTCACTACGAACAAACATGAGTTGAGGTTTTTTTAGACAGGACATTATAGGCCCATCTTTTATGTATTCTACTGGGGGAGTTTTCTTCGCCATCAGGCAGAGATGTCGAGAGTCCTATGGATACGCATTTGATCTAACAAATTCCACATCTGGTTCTTAGAAAAGAACTGCATCATCAATATATAAGCTAACCATCTCTGTTGTTCACGATATTGTTCTTGATGATATTCCATCAATCGTGTTTCAGACATATGCTGAACCTGTCTTACCTGTTGTGCGTTATAGGTTTGGACAGACGCAGTGTTATGATAGTTGTTTATATATTGATTTGTAACTGTTCCTATTTGCATCTCTCTATCCTTACATACCTATTTATATAAACGACATATTTCTTAATTTGTTTAGATAACATTATAATTAATTATAAGTCGTACATCTTTCTGTGGTTGTTCTGCTGTGTGGTAGAACGCACCATCAAAGATTACCACTCTTCCTTGTTTTGGTGGCACTCTTTCCAACTCCGTTGTTTCTTCTTCTTCGTCTGGTGTATAGTAACCAGGCATAAATTTATTTTGATATCTGTTCTTGTAGAGGATAGTGTCACCATCTGAGTCCTTTACATAGTAAAGTATCACAAGATGATTTTCTGTTCTGTCCACATGATTGATATCAAGTTCGTCTGACAATCCCTTGAGGGGTAATTGTAGAAAAGACCGACCCTGTATAATATATCTGTAGTTATAATCTACACTCTTACATGATGCATCTATCATGGGTACTAACATATCATGTAAGTAACTTCGTTCTAGTTCGTTGTATTGTGTTCCTGTTGCAGTATGCAAATCAAACTCTGACTCATAGTATCTGTGAGAGAAACATGGTCTAGGCTCCATGTCTGCGTTGATATTGATGTTATGATTGTAGAACCAATTTGTTTCATGTGAGAGAAGTGTATTCTTAATTCTTTCTTGATACTCTTTATCAATGACATCATCAAATACCCAAAACTTGCCACGAAAGTCGTCCATTACCAAACCCAACTCACAAAAGAATATCTTTCACCATTGTTGATAGTATTCACTTTGTGAGGAAACATAAAGTTAGATGGAAACATAACTATGTCACCACCTGTTAGATTAATCTTCTTTTCTCCTATAACAAACTCTCCACCTGTAAAGTCATCATTGAGTAGACCCACTATACTCAGTATAGGAACACCTTTTGGTTCTGGGTCTGCGTTTGTTGTGAACAATGTGTGTATGTGGTCACAGTGCATCTCCATTTTTGTATTCTTCGTGTAGCGATTGTAACGAGGTTTTGAGTATCCGTTCCACCCTGTAAACCAATCCATGTCCAACTCTCCAATGTAGTCACTAATGGTGAAGTGAAGTATACCCATCAGTTCATCATGTCTTTTCATTGCATGCCATGTCATGTCAAAATCTGTATTGGTAGAACCTTTACTTTCTCCACCAGAAGCCCACCCATGTTTTATATACTTAGAACTCTGTAGTTCTTTCAACATATCTTTAGTTAAGTCATTATTCAGTTGGTCACGAAATACTCTAATCATCTTCTCTTTCCTGTTGTTTCATCTTTTGCATCATCTTTACTTAGGACAACTAGATTACCTTTATTATACGCTTGTCCTATGATATAATCACCACTTAACGCAGAAGTGGTCTTAACATAACCATTACCGATACCATTCCCTACACTCTGATATCTCTCGGATTTTTTCGCTGATTTTTTTAGGGGTTCGGATTTTGATTTCCAAGGCTTGTCTATACCCATAGTTTTCAACCATTTCTCATGGTCATCTCTCAACCTTCTCTCACGAACTGAACTCTTTCTTCTACCACTCAGTTTGGTGGTTGTATAATATACTGGCATCAATCCCATAATATAATCTCCTTATACACATAGTATATCAGTGTATTGTTTCTTTGTCAACACTTATATCAATTTCAACATCATCATCACCATTTGCAATCTGGTCTAACAAATCATAAGTTGTTTCTTGACCCAACTCTGATTGATACATCTGAACTGCACCTGCTAACATACAACCAGCAATTGCAAGTGGGTCATTACCCTCTTTCTTCAACTGCAATACAAGTTCTATGAACTGTGTGTTCATATCCTTTATGTCGTTTTTCATTTACCTGTCACCTCTGGAAGTTTGTCTGACATACTTTTCTCAACTTCACTCGCAATCTTCTCTTGTACCTTTTGGAGTGCAAACCTTTTGACCATGACTACTCTCTCCAATCTTCTCTTACGATTGCGTGTATCTTTGTTAAGTTTTGTCAGTTGGTTTAGTCTCCACAGTTCGTCCTCTAATTCTATCAGACTTCTCTTTGAGAGTTTCGCCTCTCGTTCTTCTTTACGATTCAAATACATATTCTCTCCTTATCAATTATGAGAAACAATGAAAGAAACTTCAAGTCTACTGCGGCCCCACTAGGGAGTCCACTCACTCCTCTAGGGGAACACTTGTTACATTCATAATATAATCGTCAGTCATTAATCTCATACTATTACTATACCATGATTCGGTATAAGTGTCAAGTATTTATCTAGGGAAGGTAAATCAAAGGTCGCTCAGTTTTAGGGGGGGGGGTGTAAATAAATAATAGTATGACACCAGAAGAAAAAAACACAATGATGGAAAAGGTCGTTAAGAACTTGGAACAGGTTTACGACCCAGAGATACCACAGATATCCGTAATACATCTTGGATTAATATACGATATACAAATAGAAGAATACATTGTAACTATCACTCATACATTAACAAGTGCGTTCTGTCCTATGGCTGATGAGATTAGTAGAGGAATAAAGAATGCTGGTCTACAGGATACAGGTGCAAAGGATTGTATAGTTAACTGCACATTCTCCCCACCATTCAACATGACAATGATACCAGAAGAAACTCGATTAGAAATGGGTTGGTTCTGAAAAAACTCTCTGGATACTTATTGCATTTATAGATTACAAACA